CGGGTAATGTTAACTTAAGATACAACCCCTGTCTGGAAATAAGGGGGCAAGAACAGGAAAAGCGCGACGAGTGCCGTGGTTGGTTGGCTGACAAACGTGATCCGCGTATCCAGATTAAGATTCAGGCTGAAGAACGCTTAAAGCCGGTCACAGTGGAGGATGCACTAAATTACTGGTATGAAAATTACTGTAAGGTGCGTCGTAAAACTCATGCTGTAACGCTTGGCAGATTTCGAAAGCATATCTTTCCCTATATCGGTCATTTGCCCGTAAATGACACTCACCTATATGAATGGCTGGACTGTTTTGACCGAATTAAACGTAATGCACCAGTTATGGCGGCGTATGTTTTTTCTGACACTAAATTAGCTCTTCGTTTTTGTCGGGTACGCCAGTACGCGACGTGTGATGCTTTAAAGGATTTGCGCATGAGTGATGTGGGGCAGATTGCAGGTAAGCGGGATCGGGTTCTGGATGAAGCCGAACTCGGCCAGCTCTGGAAGGCAATTTTTGTCGAGCCTGATTTAAAACTAATGTCTGAATACACGCGAAAAATGTTTGTGCTTTGTACAGTATTTGGATGTCGAATGAGTGAAGCCCGATTATCAGAATGGAGCGAATGGGATCTCGAAAGTTGGGTTTGGACTGTACCAAAAGATCACTCAAAAACTGGTGTTGAAATCGTCAGACCAGTACCTGAAATTCTACGACAGTGGGTAACGGATGTTCACGAAGAGACAAAACATACTGGTTATGTGCTGGGAAGTCTGCGAATTAGAGAAAGCGTAAGCAAGATTGGGGGGAAAATCGGTAAACGTTTGGGCCATGAAAAACAATGGTCACTACACGACCTTAGAAGAACGCTATCTACTCATCTAAGTGATCTCGGTGTTGAATTTTATGTAGTAGAACAACTGTTAGGCCATGCGCTACCTGGCGTGGCAGGTGTTTACAATCGGAGTAAGTTTATGGCTAAAAAACTGGATGCTCTGGAACTCTGGACTACATATCTCAATAGCATCGCAGGTGCTGATTCAAAAGTGACAATCCTCAAACAAAAGGCTGGTTAACATGAAAAAAATGGCAATTGTTGATAAAAAGGGTCTGGAGTACATTCCTAACATTGATCGTATGATCCGTGAGAAAGAATGTCGGGAGCTAACCACTCTTGCGAACAGCACACGCTGGAAGCTGGAGAAGGAAGGAAAATTTCCTAAGCGGATCAAGATTGGCGCTACTGCGGTAGCTTACCGTCTCTCCGAAGTTCAGGCATGGATTAAGGGAGAATGGAGTAATTAAATAATAAGGTATTTCGATATGACAATGTGTGTTATTTGGAAGTCAGTTGATGGAACTATTTATGCCGCCACAGATTCTCGACTGAGCTTTGAAGAAAAAAAGTTAGATCGTTGCGTTAAAATATCCCGAATCACATGTCTTTTACATGAGCCTAGTGATGCAGTAGATACAAGTAAGATACTTGTTGATAAGCGTGAGATTGCTACATTATTCTGTGGAGGCTTTACAAATGCCTATATCATCAAGGAGAGCCTTACTGAGATTTTAAATAAAATAGTTCTCATGAGGGAATACTCCGGCGTGCCCTTTTCGGAAATTATAGATATAGCGTTTTCCATTTATGAAGATACATCAAGAGATATGTTTGCATCATTAATGGACCAACGATTTGGATGTGTTTTTTACATGATAAGTTACTGCCCTGTATATAAGGAAATGCAAGCATTTAAATTTGAATTCAAAATAAATGAAAACGGTATTAACTATTATAAATCTAAACTTTTTGAAGATCGTAACTATGAGGTTAATGGAAGTGGGGTGAGGTACTTGGAACAAAATCATCGTATTGAAGATCTAGTTAAAGAAGCTTATCAGAAGAATAAATACACACCACTTCTAGATATACTTGAGTCCGTAATTAATGATGACGACTGTGACTCTGTTGGAGGTGCAATGCAATACATTTCATGTAATAAAGATAGACTAAAATTGTGTTGTCATATGTTATTTGAAGAAAATAATCATAAGTATATGAAAGCTGGGGTGGACTTAAATGAACTCAATGAGAAGTTTATACCTTCTGGTTTGTTTTTTGAGACAGATGCAATCATCAAAAGATAAACGATAACCGACTTTGATTGTGATAATTTTATCAAGATTATGATGAATGCTGCAGTATATCTAACATGCTGCAGTTAACTCAATTTGTATTATCGCTAATATTTTTAATAACAAGGATGTTTATTGCTTTTTTATTTGAGAGTGAACGTCTAACCATTGTTGTTCTTAGTTCTCATGGAGAGATTGGAGCTTAAAATACGCAATGTTTTGAAATCAGCGCAACTATATTCCGTAATTGTTCTTTGTCGTTCTTGCGTGGCACGGTGATACACCTCTCATGTCGGTTGTTTTTTTGAACGCAGAAACATAAAACAAAGGCGACCGGGATGGTCGCCAGTGGCATAACACTAAAATTGAGCGTATTCAGAATACCAAGTGTCGGCTGGTGGACAATGGAATCAGTTCAATATTTAGGTGGTTCAACAAGAGCGTTTATCATTGCTCTCAAATTATCGCGAACACTTATCCAAGTCTGTTCTGCTCGTTCTAACTCATTAGTGTACAGCTTTAATGTTTTATCTATGCCATATGTGGCTATTAAATTTATAGCTTCTTGTAACTTTTCGGGATTATTCCTTCTTGGGGGAGTGAATATACCGCGGATTTTTCCGGTAATTAAAGCTTTACGGTGTCTACATAGAATACCTTTACTTCCTGCTGGACAATTACAAGTCATGATTAGCGAGCCAGAATCGTTTGATACAGTGACTATGTATACATCCAAACTACTGCTACTTGTTGCGAAGAATTCGTATTTCATGTGTTAGCTCCTTGACTTCAATTATTCTTATCCTTTTGGTTCAATACCGCGCCGTAGCAGCTCTTTGCGCCCTAACTCTTTAAGCCAGTTGGCAAGGCTTACCCCATCGTTACTGGCTTCGTTATCAAACTGCTCCTTCAATTCAGGAACTATGCGCATATGGAACGGTGGGGCCTTTCCTGTGCCTTTTTGTTTTTTATCGCGCTTAATAACCGTTGACATGTGTACACCTATAGCGTTATGTTTTTATTCGATAGGTGTACACCTTAACATGTGTGCATTTAAAAACGCAACGCCCCGCAGTGCGGGAACACATGCAGGGCGTCTAACCACCAACGATAGCAACAGTATCGAGGTAGCTATGAGAAATCATACCACACACCCGCAAGGGCGGGACTCGCACAACCTGAATAAATTCACTTGGCGCTTTATCGCCCTGAGTGCGGCTAAACCGCGCATGCTTACCATCGTGGTCACCAGCGAGCAGGAAGACCGCCAGCAATCCCCAACTGGCTGCGTGATGATATTCGCCGCCCGTATTCGTCAGGAGGTGTGCCATGAATGATCTTTATTTTAAAGTGCTGACACATGCTGAAAACGCGCTCGTTTGTGGCAAAAATATGCGAGAAATCTTATCAACCTGGCTTGATGGGACAACAAATGCGGAACACGATGAACGGGATGCTAATTTAGCTGGAGCGTTAATTACGTTACTTGATCCTGTCATCAAAGAGCTGGATGAAGCTATAAAAATACACGACCAGAGCTATACCGGAGAATAAAAAATGAAAAATAAATTTTCTGGCTTTATTGCCAGCGGTCAAACTCATTCAAAAATCAGCCTTGGGGATATTTTCAAAGACAGCTATGGCTATCGGGTAAAGATTATTTCGGTTGATGATCGTCGTGTCTCTTATTTGCGTGATGGTTATGATTTTGAATGTGTTATGCCGCGTCAGCAGTTCGAAAGAGATTTCATTCTGGTAAAAAATTGCAAGACAGATAATCAGAGGCGTGCCGCAGGCTATATCCGTAAAATTCGGGCAATGTTAGTTGCCGGAGGTAACAAATGAAACGTGCTCCGAACTTAAAATACCAACCGCGCGACAAAATGACGGAAGTCATCATTTTTGCTGGCAGTGATGCCTGGAGCCATGCAAAAGAATGGAATGAATGGGCAGGTAAGCATATTGCAGCAGATGATACACCACCAGTCATTCTGGGTACGGAACAACTGGAAAACCTGGATGATATGCAAATTATCGATGAAGGCCGTCATTATGTGCGTGTTTATCGTGCCGGAAAGATTGCAGAGAAAAGTCTGACGAAGGTTGCGACATTACTTGCTATTGCAGGCGTAAAGGAAGCACGTTGTTACCGTAGCTTTGTTGATCGAGAGCCTGAAGACTGGACTCCGCGCCTTGTCGGCCTAAAAGCTGAAGCGGAGCATGGGGAAAGTCTGGTGATTGAACTGCCAGTGAAGAAGGCAGAGCGCAAAAATGACGAGCGTGCTTCATCTTTGGCGTTGAATCAGATGGGGGCCAGCCAGCGCGGTGAAGTTCTCCTTGCACATTACGGCGGCGAACTGGCAATCAATGCCGACTCTGACACCGTTCATCATTACAACGGCGTTGTATGGGAGCCGGTTCAGGATAAAGAGTTACAGCGTGCTATGGCGCAGATTTTCATTGATGCGGAGATCAGCTATTCGCAGAACGCTATTAAATCGGCGGTAGATACCATGAAGTTAAGTTTGCCTGTAATGGGGAATACAGCCCGTAACCTGATTGGATTCAGTAACGGGGTATTTGATACCAGAACTGGTAATTTTCGGGAGCATAACAAAAACGACTGGTTGTTAATTGCCAGTGAATTACCTTTCAGCCCACCAGCAGAGGGGGAAACGCTGGCAACACATGCGCCGAATTTCTGGAAGTGGTTGCGCCGTTCGGTGGCTGAGAATGACCGCAAGGCAGATCGCGTACTGGCGGCATTATTCATGGTGCTGGCGAACCGGTACGACTGGCAGTTATTCATTGAGGTAACAGGGCCGGGGGGAAGTGGTAAAAGTGTGATGGCGGAGATTTGCACCATGCTGGCGGGTAAGGCTAATACAGTATCAGCAAGCATGAACTGGAAGATGCAAGGGAACGTGCGTTAGTGGTTGGCTTTTCGCTGATTATCATGCCGGATATGACCCGCTACGCTGGTGATGGGGCAGGGATTAAGGCCATTACAGGCGGTGACAAGGTGGCAATTGACCCGAAACACAAAGCCCCCTATTCAACGCGTATTCCGGCAGTAGTGCTGGCGGTTAACAATAACGCCATGTCATTCAGTGACCGCAGCGGGGGGATCTCACGTCGTCGGGTGATATTCAATTTTTCGGAAGTTGTACCGGAGAACGAACGCGATTCGATGCTGGCGGAAAAAATAGAAGGTGAGCTGGCGGTAGTGATTCGCCATCTGCTTACACGGTTTGCTGATCAGGACGAAGCCAGACGCCTGTTATATGAGCAGCAGAAATCTGAAGAAGCACTGGCGATAAAGCGAGAGGGGGATTCGCTGGTGGACTTCTGCGGCTATCTCATGGCATCGGTAATGTGTGATGGCCTGTTAGTGGGTAATGCTGAAATTGTGCCATTCAGCCCACGCAGGTATCTCTATCATGCCTATCTGGCTTATATGAGGGCACATGGGTTTGGTAAACCTGTAACACTGACGCGCTTCGGTAAAGATATGCCGGGGGCAATGGCGGAATATGGCAGGGAGTATATGAAACGGAAAACGAAGCACGGTTTGCGTTCAAACGTGACACTGACGGAGGAATCAGAAGACTGGATGCCATCATGTGTATCGGTCACTAATGACGATAGCAAAAATTAAACTTATGGAATAACTGTTCACCACTGTTCACCCTGTCATAAATATCTTTTATATCAGTATATTATAGGGTGAACAGTTATTTATGAACTGTTCACCAAACTATTCACTGTTCACCTTTTTGATTGTTTATTGAGCTTCAAGGGTGAACAGTGGTGAACAGTTGGTGAATAGTTTTTGTGAAACTGTTCACCCATTGACATTATGAATTAAAAGAGAAAATATCAAAAGGTGAACAGGTGAAGGGTTAAAACGCAAAAATTTTAATTTACTGCTGTGAGATAAAGCCTATGACAGCGAAGCACACAAAAAAATCACAATCGCACGCCCTTGATTTGACGGAACACTGGTTAAGGGTGTCGATAAAAATCATCGACCGCAACGCCGGGGAAGGATACGCGAAAGCACATCCCGAACTGATTAGCGCATTCATGACAACGGCGGCTGCAAACTTTGCCACTCTGACCGAACGGGAGATTGCTGAAGCGGAGGAAGTGACAACAATCAATATTAAGTCCGGAGAGCAGGCAGCATGACGGCGCAAATATCAGTTTACGGGCGGTTGGTGGACGACCCGCAGACAAAACAGACCAGCAAGGGCACCCCCATGACGCTGGCGCGTATGGCGGTATCACTGCCCTGCAGTCAGTCGGATGACGGTCAGGCGACGATGTGGTTATCTGTCCTGGCGTTTGGCAGACAAGCCGACGCGCTGGCAAAGCATCACAAAGGCGAACTCCTGAGCGTGGCGGGTAATATGCAGGTGAGCCAGTGGACTGGACAGAACGGTGAAACGCGGCAGGGCTGGCAGGTTATCGCAGACAGCGTAATCAGTGCGCGAACGGTGCGACCGGGCGGCAAAAAAGGTCAACAGGGTCAGGCTACTGACGCACTGAACAGAGCAAAACAACAGGCAGATCAGCAAGGAAGCCATCCACCAGTGGGAGATAATGAACAATGGGGAGATGATATTCCGTTTTAAATATTGCCAATAAAAAAGGCCGGAAAAAAATAAATTTTCCGGCATGCTACATAAATCCCGACCAAAGGGAGTGAAGATATTAACACTAATTATCCGCGCTGAAGTTGTTATCCCAAAACTTTATACAACATTGCACTCGGTTGCATGTATTCGCATGACAAATATCGGTGATAGCATATATCCACAATTATTTTTAATGAATGCAAAGAGGATGCGTATGGTTGATTTATATTCGCCTACCCAGCTTGTACAGGTGGTTAATGCTGTAGATGTACAAAAACAACTAAATGCGTTGTTTACCAGTTTGTTTTTTACTCGCTCGGTAATGTTTGAATCGCGCGATATTATTCTTGATACAATCGACGATCCAAATATCCCAATTGCAGCGTTTTGTTCTCCTATGGTGGGTAGTAAAGTTTCACGTGACGAAGGGTACGAATCAAAAACAATTCGTCCAGGCTATATGAAGCCGAAAAGCAGCATTGATCCAAATAAGTTAGCTGTGCGCCCTGCTGGTGTATCACCTGAGCAATACAATGCTTTTGGAGCGCGTAATATTAAAGTTAAACAGGCGATTGTAAATCAGGCTAAAGCTATTCGTGCACGTATTGAATGGCTTGCCGTTCAGGCAATCACAACGGGGAAAAATATCATTGAGGGCGATGGTATTGAACGTTATGAGCTGGACTGGAATATTAAACCACAAAATATCATCACTCAGTCTGGCGGTGCTGAGTGGTCAGGTAAGGATAAAGAAACTTTTGATCCAAATGATGATATTGAGAGCTACGCAGAATTTAGTGAGGGCGTCACTAATATCATCATTATGGGCGGTAATGTATGGAAGAAATACCGTTCATTCAGAGCGATAAAAGAGGCTCTGGATACCCGTCGTGGTTCTAATTCCGAACTGGAAACGGCTCTTAAAGACCTTGGTGATTCGGTGAGTTTTAAAGGGTATATGGGCGATGTTGCGATTGTTGTATACAGCGGGCGTTATACCGACGAGGACGGAACTGAAAAACATTTCCTTGATCCTGATTTGATGGTGCTTGGCAATACGGCTCTTCAGGGGATTGTCGCCTATGGCGGTATTCAGGATCCGGAGCTAATCCGAATGGGGCTGACTAAAGCCGAACTTGCACCGAAAAACTATATTGTGCCTGGTGATCCGGCTATTGAATATGTGCAGACACATTCAGCACCACAGCCAATACCGGCCCGCATCAATCGTTTTGTTACCGTTCGCATTGGCTAAGGGGGAGCAATGGCTACTCATTACACTGAACTCATGGCTGGCACTGAAGCACTGGTGACTACGCTGGGGATATTTTCAGCTAATAAAGGGGTAATTCCTGCATTTACGCCACTGATGCAGGAAGATGCAACAGGTGCACTGGTGGTATGGGATGGTTCGAGCGTAGGTAAAGCGGTTTATGTTTCCGCTGTACAAATCGACACCGCGAAAAAAACACAGGCTCAGGTCTATAAGACAGGTGTCTTAAATGTTGATGCTCTGAACTGGCCTGAGTCTGTAAAAGAACTGTCAGTAAAGATTGCAGCGTTTGTTGGCTCAGGTATTTCTGTTCAGCCGCTGGCTCGTGTGTAAAGGGGGATACAATGCAGAATGATTACAATGACCTTAAGCCAATTGCCGAAATGATGTACCCGAATCCAGCTGTAGAGGAATTAAAAGCTATCGCTGACAAAATGTGTTTAAGCGAGCGCCTTGTTGATATGAATCAGGTGATGGAAATTACAACCCTGAGTCGGCGTACCCTGCTAAACCTTGAGGCTAGTGGAGAGTTCCCGGAGCGTGTGCAGGTTACGGAAGGGCGTAAGGCCTGGTATTTAAGTGAAGTGATCGACTGGATAAATAATATTCCTCGCGCTTCTGAATATTGCCGCGTACCTGTCCCAAAAAAGCCAGATGCGGCGCTATGCCTCAAGATTGAGCGTGTACGCCGCAATGCACGGGATGGTCGCTATAAGCTGATTGGTTGATGAAATTAGGGCCCGCTCTGGCTGGCGGGTCCTTTCCGGCGATCTGACAGGCTACGGGGCGTCAGGCGCGCAGTTTTTCTCTATTTATGGAAATTTTCCGGTTTAAGGCATTTCCGTTCTTCTTCGCCGTAACTTTATGTTTTTATTTAAAATACCCCCTGAAAAGAAAGGAAATGACAGGCGCTGAAAACGGGCATTTTGGCCTCTGTCGTTTCCTTTCTCTGTTTTTGTCCGTGGAATGAACAATGGAAGTCAACAAAGATCAACTGGCTGACATTTTGGGCAAGAGTTGTGCAATACTTTTGTCAGACGTAAATATTTTTGAGGAACATTATTATATTTATGTAATTAGAGATATGTTTGATAGGACTAGAAATAAAGCAGACGCCTTAGTTATGTCAATTGCTGAAATAATAAAGGAAAATAGCAATGATAAATAGAAAAAAGCGGTCACGCGACCGCTTTTATTATTTGCAAGTTATTTTTTTTGCTGGAGATAAACTATTACTGTTCACCAATTTGCTCTCTAAACTGTGTACTGAACGTATCTAGTTGAGAGACAAATGAATGTGCATTTAAAAATTTATTATAAATCTCTTCAGCTGTGCTTTCTAATACAAAAGTAGCATAATTATTATGTGCTAATTTATTTCTTAGCTCTCCGATTTCCATAAAATCAGAGATAGACTTGGTCAACTCTGTGCTTGATTTTACCTTCTCAATCATAAACTCTTTAAATTTTGGGCCAAAAAAGGAAAAAAACTGGTTTGCATTCCTTTTTTTCCAATCAAAGAGTGTATGATACTGCCTGGTTAGGGCCTTATTATCGATAAAATCGTGCGTAAGATTACATTGGCTTGGGTTAAGCATACAATGTATCTTAGTTACAACTAAAGTTTCAAAATAGCTAGCACATGCTAATAGCATTACTTTTGAAAATTGTGATTTGTAATCATTAGCAAAACTAATCTCATTATGAGTTAGAAGAAAATCATAATAACACTTATAGTTATTAAACATACTTTCAATAGAAGTATATCCCATATCCTCCATTATTTTACATTCCCTCCAAAATTGTTCTTGCACGTTCTAGACGTCCAATTACATGCTCTCTTCTTGTTGTTTTATCAGTACTAAATGTCAGAAATTCAGGATCATTTTTAAGCTTATCGATGTAATTCACCGTCACTTGTCTTATTTTTAGATCTTTATCTTTAAATGAGTCATAAGTTGCAGCATAAAAAATTGACTCAAATAAAGTTATACTCATACGATTCCCACCAGTTCTGAAATTGATTTCATCAATTCCATCAACACTATCCATAAATTCATTCCATATATTACTAAATAAAGTTATGTCTTTAGTGTCGTAGTTTTTTGCATAATTTGAGAAATTGTTCAAAAAACCGCTAACTGAGCTTTTGTATTGAGATGTAAAAAGGGACATAGCAAATGTGCGCAATATCGCTTCAATATCACTCAATCGCATGTCAACAACATTTTTTGAAAGAATTTTTCTCCATGTCTTGTTTTCATTCAATGAAACAAGATTTGAAAGAAAGTCTGAGTGATATAAACTCATACGAATTTCTTGAGGAGAAAGGTTCATTCCCCCACTATTTAGGCGGTTAAATATTTCAAACATTGCACCATCTTCCGAATCTTGTGCAACCGGTTTGATTACCATATTTCGTATGGTTGCCAGATTTAAAGTGGTTTGAAATTCGTTTAATGTTTCATAGTTTTTCCCATTAAACTTGTTTTTTTGGGTGTCTGATAGACCATCAAGTTTTAGGTTGAACTTTGTGAAGTATTCATCATTGTGAAGAATGTTTTCTGGAATGTTTCCATTATCTTCAAAGATTTTTCTCAGTTCAGAACGTTTCTCTTTTCTAGGGAATACACCATTTACAAAGTAATAAAGGGTCATTAATCTCTGCTGACCATCTATCACTAAAAATTCATTTTTATCTTGTTCATATAAAAATATTTGAGGTATAGGAAGGCCTATTAAAAGAGATTCAATGAGTTTTGATGCTCGTTTGATATCCCAAACATAATGCCTTTGAAAGTTAGGGATTTTAAAAACTTTTGATTTAATAAAACTTATAATTGTGATTATATTAAAATCATTGGGCGTAGTAGTAAGTTGAAACTCATCAATTGGATAGGATTCTGGCTCATCCTCGTATTGCTTTTCTTCATAATCTTCTGGTTGCATCGTGTCATCCTTTTTCTTCGTGAATATGGTTTTTAGACAAGTCCTCACTACACATATCTGTATTGCAGAAAGTATTGCAGTGATAGGAGTTGCGTAGATATATAAACCACAAAGCTAAGTGAAATCAAATAGTTCTTTCGGGATTGACTCATGTAGCCGAAGCATGAGGTGAATCCGCAGATGACCCTGCGTCGCCTGCCGGATGAAGATCCGCAGAATCTGGCGGACCCGGCTTACCGCCGCCGTCGCATCATCATGCAGAACATGCGAGACGAAGAGCTGGCCATTGCTCAGGTCGAAGAGATGCAGGCAGTTTCTGCTGTGCTTAAGGGCAAATACACCATGACCGGTGAAGCCTTCGATCCGGTTGAGGTGGATATGGGCCGCAGTGCGGCGAACAACATCACGCAGTCCGGTGGTACGGAGTGGAGCAAGCGTGACAAGTCCACGTATGACCCGACCGACGATATCGAAGCCTATGCGCTGAACGCCAGCGGAGTGGTGAATATCATCGTGTTTGATCCGAAAGGCTGGGCGCTGTTCCGTTCCTTCAAAGCCGTCAAGGAGAAGCTGGATACCCGTCGCGGCTCTAATTCCGAGCTGGAGACAGCGGTAAAAGACCTGGGCGAAGCGGTGTCCTATAAGGGAATGTATGGCGATACGGCGATCGTCGTGTATTCCGGACAGTACGTAGAAAACGACGTCAAAAAGAACTTCCTGCCGGACAACACGATGGTGCTGGGGAACACTCAGGCACGCGGTCTGCGCACCTATGGCTGCATTCAGGATGCGGACGCACAGCGCGAAGGTATTAACGCCTCTGCCCGCTACCCGAAAAACTGGGTGACCACCGGCGATCCGGCGCGTGAGTTCACCATGATTCAGTCAGCACCGCTGATGCTGCTGGCTGACCCTGATGCGTTCGTGTCCGTACAACTGGCGTAATCATGGCCCTTCGGGGCCATTTTCTCTCTGTGGAGGAGTCCATGACGAAAGATGAACTGATTGCCCGTCTTCAGGTGCTGGGTGAGCAACTGAACCGTGATGTCAGCCTGATGGGGACGAAAGAAGAACTGGTGCTCCGTGTGGCAGAGCTGGAAGAGGAGCTTGATGACACGGATGACGCTGCCGGTCAGGACACATCTGTCAGCCCGGAAAATGCGCTGACCGGACATGAAAATGAGGTTGTATCAGCGCAGCCGGATACCGTGACTGATACGGCTGATCTGGTCACGGTTGTGGCACTGGTGACGCTGCATACTGATGCACTTCACGCCACGCGGGATGAGGCTGTGGCATTTGTGCTGCCGGGAACGGCGTTCCGTGTCTCTGCCGGTGTGTCAGCTGAAATGACAGAGCGCGGCCTGGCCAGAATGCAATAACGGGAGGCGCTGTGGCTGATTTCGATAACCTGTTCGATGCTGCCATTGCCCGCGCCGATGAAACGATACGCGGGTACATGGGAACGTCAGCCACCATGACATCCGGTGAGCAGTCCGGTGCTGTGATACGTGGTGTTTTTGATGACCCTGAAAATATCAGCTATGCCGGACAGGGCGTGCGCGTTGAAGGCTCCAGCCCGTCCCTGTTTGTCCGGACTGATGATGTGCGGCAGCTGCGGCGCGGCGACACGCTGACCATCGGTGAGGAAAACTTCTGGATAGACCGGATTTCGCCGGATGATGGCGGAAGCTGTCATCTCTGGCTTGGGCGGGGCGTACCGCCTGCCGTTAACCGTCGCCGCTGAAAGGGGGATGTATGGCCATAAAAGGTCTTGAGCAGGCCGTTGAAAACCTCAGCCGTATCAGCAGAACGGCGGTGCCCGGTGCCGCCGCAATGGCCATTAACCGCGTTGCTTCATCCGCGATATCGCAGTCGGCGTCACAGGTTGCCCGTGAGACAAAGGTACGCCGGAAACTGGTAAAGGAAAGGGCCAGGCTGAAAAGGGCCACGGTCAAAAATCCGCAGGCCAGAATCAAAGTTAACCGGGGGGATTTGCCCGTAATAAAGCTGGGTAACGCGCGGATTGTCCTGTCCCGACGCAGGCGTCGTAAAAAGGGGCAGCGTTCAGTCCTGAAAGGTGGCGGCAGCGTGCTTGTGGTGGGAAACCGTCGTATTCCCGGCGCGTTTATTCAGCAACTGAAAAATGGCCGGTGGCATGTCATGCAGCGTGTGGCCGGGAAAAACCGTTACCCCATTGATGTGGTGAAAATCCCGATGGCGGTGCCGCTGACCACGGCGTTTAAACAAAATATTGAGCGGATACGGCGTGAACGTCTTCCGAAAGAGCTGGGCTATGCGCTGCAGCATCAACTGAGGATGGTAATAAAGCGATGAAACATACTGAACTCCGTGCAGCCGTACTGGATGCACTGGAGAAGCATGACACCGGGGCGACGTTTTTTGATGGTCGCCCCGCTGTTTTTGATGAGGCGGATTTTCCGGCAGTTGCCGTTTATCTCACCGGCGCTGAATACACGGGCGAAGAGCTGGACAGCGATACCTGGCAGGCGGAGCTGCATATCGAAGTTTTCCTGCCTGCTCAGGTGCCGGATTCAGAGCTGGATGCGTGGATGGAGTCCCGGATTTATCCGGTGATGAGCGATATCCCGGCACTGTCAGATTTGATCACCAGTATGGTGGCCAGCGGCTATGACTACCGGCGCGACGATGATGCGGGCCTGTGGAGTTCAGCCGATCTGACTTATGTCATTACCTATGAAATGTGAGGACGCTATGCCTGTACCAAATCCTACAATGCCGGTGAAAGGTGCCGGGACCACCCTGTGGGTTTATAAGGGGAGCGGTGACCCTTATGCGAATCCGCTTTCAGACGTTGACTGGTCGCGTCTGGCAAAAGTTAAAGACCTGACGCCCGGCGAACTGACCGCTGAGTCCTATGACGACAGCTATCTCGATGATGAAGATGCAGACTGGACTGCGACCGGGCAGGGGCAGAAATCCGCCGGAGATACCAGCTCCACGCTGGCGTGGATGCCCGGAGAGCAGGGGCAGCAGGCGCTGCTGGCGTGGTTTAATGAAGGTGATACCCGTGCCTATAAAATCCGCTTCCCGAACGGCACGGTCGATGTGTTCCGTGGCTGGGTCAGCAGTATCGGTAAAGCGGTGACGGCGAAGGAAGTGATCACCCGCACGGTGAAAGTCACCAACGTGGGACGTCCGTCAATGGCAGAAGATCGCAGCACGGTAACAGCGGCAACCGGCATGACCGTGACGCCTGCCAGCACTTCGGTGGTGAAAGGGCAGAGCACCACGCTGACCGTGGCATTCCAGCCGGAAGGCGCAACCGACAAGAGCTTCCGTGCGGTGTCTGCGGATAAAACAAAAGCCACCGTGTCGGTCAGTGGTATGACCATCACCGTGAAAGGTGTTGCTGCAGGCAAGGTCAACATTCCGGTCGTATCTGGTAATGGTGAGTTTGCTGCGGTTGCAGAAATCAACGTCACCGCCAGTTAATCCGGAGAGTCAGCGATGTTCCTGAAAACCGAATCATTTGAACATAACGGTGTGACCGTCACGCTTTCTGAACTGTCAGCCCTGCAGCGTATTGAGCATCTCGACCTGATGAAACGGCAGGCAGAACAGGCGGAGTCAGACAGCAACCGGAAGTTTACTGTGGAAGACGCCATCAGAACCGGCGCGTTTCTGGTGGCGATGTCCCTGTGGCATAACCATCCGAAGAAGACAAAGCTGCCTTCCATGAATGAAGCCGTTAAACAGATTGAGCAGGAAGTGCTTACCACCTGGCCCACAGAGGCAATTTCTCATGCTGAAAACGTGGTGTACCGGCTGTCCGGTATGTATGAGTTTGTGGTGAATGATGCTCCTGAACAGGCAGAGGACGCCGGGTCTGCAGAGCCTGTTTCTGCGGGAAAGTGTTCGACGGTGAGCTGAGTTTTGCCCTGAAACTGGCGCGTGAGATGGGGCGACCCGACTGGCGCGCCATGCTTGCCGGGATGTCATCCACGGAGTATGCCGACTGGCACCGCTTTTACAGTACCCATTATTTTCATGATGTTCTGCTGGATATGCACTTTTCCGGGCTGACGTACACCGTGCTCAGCCTGTTTTTCAGCGATCCGGAGATGCATCCGCTGGATTTCAGTCTGCTGAACCGGCGCGAGGCTGACGAAGAGCCTGAAGATGATGTGCTGATGCAGAAAGCGGCAGGGCTTGCCGGAGGCGTTCGTTTTGGCCCGGACGGGAATGAAGTTATCCCCGCTTCCCCGGATGTGGCGGACATGACGGAGGATGACGTAATGCTGATGACAGTATCAGAAGGGATCGCAGGAGGAGTCCGGTATGGCTGAACCGGTAGGCGATCTGGTCGTTGATTTAAGTCTGGATGCGGCCAGATTTGACGAGCAGATGGCCAGAGTCAGGCGTCATTTTTCCGGTACGGAAACTGATGCGAAAAAAACAGCGGCAGTCGTTGAACAGTCGATGAGCCGGCAGGCGCTGGCTGCACAGAAAGCGGGGATTTCCGTCGGGCAGTATAAAGCCGCCATGCGTATGCTGCCTGCACAGTTCACTGACGTGGCCACGCAGCTTGCAGGCGGGCAAAGTCCGTGGCTGATCCTGCTGCAACAGGGTGGTCAGGTGAAGGACTCCTTCGGCGGGATGATCCCCATGTTCAGGGGGCTTGCCGGTGCGATCACCCTGCCGATGGTCGGGGCCACCTCGCTGGCGGTGGCGACCGGTGCGCTGGCGTATGCCTGGTATCAGGGCAACTCAACCCTGTCCGATTTCAACAAAACGCTGGTCCTTTCCGGCAATCAGTCGGGTCTGACGGCAGATCGTATGCTGGTCCTGTCCAGAGCCGGGCAGGCGGCAGGGCTGACGTTTAACCAGACCAGCGAGTCACTCAGCGCACTGGTTAAGGCGGGAGTAAGCGGTGAGGCTCAGATTGCATCCATCAGCCAGAGTGTGGCGCGTTTCTCCTCTGCATCCGGCGTGGAGGTGGACAAGGTCGCTGAAGCCTTCGGGAAGCTGACCACAGACCCGACGTCAGGGCTGACAGCGATGGCACGCCAGTTCCATAACGTGACGGCGGAGCAGATTGCGTATGTTGCTCAGTTGCAGCATTCCGGCGATGAAGCCGGGGCATTGCAGGCTGCGAACGAGGCCGCGACGAAAGGGTTTGATGACCAGACCCGCCGCCTGAAAGAGAACATGGGTACGCTGGAGACCTGGGCAGACAGGACAGCGCGGGCATTCAAATCCATGTGGGATGCGGTGCTGGATACTGGTCGTCCTGATACCGCGCAGGAGATGCTGATTAAGGCAGAGGCTGCGTTTAAGAAAGCGGACGACATCTGGAGTCTGCGCAAGGATGATTATTTCGTTAACGATGAAGCGCAGGCGCGTTACTGGGATGATCGTGAAAAGGCCCGTCTTGCGCTTGAAGCCGCGAGAAAGAAGGCTGAACAGCAGAGTCAACAGGACAAAAATGCGCAGCAGCAGAGCGATACTGAAGCGTCACGGCTGAAATATACCGAAGAGGCGCAGAAAGCTTACGAACGGCTGCAGACGCCGCTGGAGAAATATACCGCCCGTCAGGAAGAACTGAACAAGGCACTGAAGGACGGGAAAATTCTGCAGGCAGATTACAACACGCTGATGGCGGCGGCGAAAAAGGACTATGAAGCGACGCTGAAAAAGCCGAAACAGTCCGGCGTGAAGGTGTCTGCGGGCGATCGTCAGGAAGACAGTGCTCATGCTGCCCTGCTGACGCTTCAGGCTGAACTCCGGACGCTGGAGAAGCATGCCGGAGCAAATGAGAAAATCAGCCAGCAGCGCCGGGATTTGTGGAAGGCTGAAAGTCAGTTCGCGGTACTGGAGGAGGCGGCACAACGTCGCCAGCTGTCTGCACAGGAGAAATCCCTGCTGGCGCATAAAGATGAGACGCTGGAGTACAAACGCCAGCTGGCTGCACTTGGCGACAAGGTTACGTATCAGGAGCGCCTGAACGCGCTGGCGCAGCAGGCGGATAAATTCGCACAGCAGCAACGGGCAAAACGGGCCGCCATTGATGCGAAAAACCGGGGGCTGACTGACCGGCAGGCAGCGCGGGAAGCCACAGAACAGCGCCTGAAGGAACAGTATGGCGATAATTCTCTGGCGCTGAATAACGTCATGTCAGAGCAGAAAAAGACCTGGGCGGCTGAAGACCAGCTTCGCGGGAGCTGGATGGCAGGCCTGAAGTCCGGCTGGAGTGAGTGGGAAGAGAGCGCCACGGACAGTATGTCGCAGGTTAAAAGTGCAGCCACGCAGACCTTTGATGGTATTGCGCAGAATATGGCGGCGATGCTGACCGGCAGTGAGCAGAACTGGCGCAGCTTCACCCGTTCCGTGCTGTCCATGATGACAGAAATTCTGCTTAAGCAGGCAATGGTGGGGATTGTCGGGAGTATCGGCAGCGCCATTGGCGGGGCTGTTGGTGGCGGCGCATCCGCGTCAGGCGGTACAGCCATTCAGGCCGCTGCGGCGAAATTCCATTTTGCAACCGGAGGATTTACGGGAACCGGCGGCAAATATGAGCCAGCGGGGATTGTTCACCGTGGTGAATTTGTCTTCACGAAGGAGGCAACCAGCCGGATTGGCGTGGGGAATCTCTACCGGCTGATGCGCGGCTATGCCACCGGTGGTTATGTCGGTACACCGGGCAGTCTGGCTGACAGCCGGTCGCAGGCGTCCGGGACGTTTGAGCAGAATAACCATGTGGTGATTAACAACGACGGCACGAACGGGCAGATAGGTCCGGCTGCTCTGAAGGCGGTGTATGACATGGCCCGCAAGGGTGCCCGTGATGAAATTCAGACACAGATGCGTGATGGTGGCCTGTTCTCCGGAGGTGGACGATGAAAACCTTCCGCTGGAAAGTGAAACCCGGTATGGATGT